TACAACACCGAGCCCTACAAGAAGCCGGAGGCTAAGTCGACTCCGAATGCCTATCGCCCGCTCTATAGTGAGTATTATACCGTCGGTTATATTCTTCGATAAGAGAAGAACGTCTACGACATGACAGAGCGAGAGTTCGTCGACCGCTGTATATTCTGTTCTGGCGGGGCTCTGAATCCTAAGAGAGCAGTCGAGATCTATGGGTTGTTGAGGGAGGAAGCAGGGCTATGAAGTACTACTCGCTATTATTCTGTTTCATTATATTGATGTCTGGTATAGTATATCTAGAGGTCATGACATGGAGAGAGTGTCTCGCTGACAACTCTTGGTTCTACTGTCTTCGCACCATCAATAATTAGGAGAAGTGATGAAGTTCTACACGTCCTTTAAGAGACACAAGGGCTACGTGCTCCTACGTGGCTACGAGTTCGGCAATCGAGTTCAGAAGAAGATTCACTACGAGCCGACTCTCTACGTCTCCACGACTTCTGGAGTCAAGAAAGATAGTGGCTATCGAACTCTGGATGGAACACCGGTCGCAGAGTACAAGCTCGACAATATGTGGGAAGGCAAGCAGTTCCTCGAGAAGTACTCAGGAGTCGAAGGCATCTCCGTGCACGGGTCCACTAACTACGAGTACGCCTGTATCAACGAGCTCTACGCCGGTCAGATCGAGTACGACCCCACGCTGCTTGCCGTGGTCACTCTCGATATCGAGACCGACTCGTCCTCAGGCTTCCCTAACATCCAGACCGCCGACAAGGCCGTCACCGCCATCACTCTCAAGCGTGGCAACAGGATCGCGTCTATCGGCATGAAGGACTACAGGCCACACCTCGAGAACGTGGAGTACTACAAGTGTGAGAACGAGCACGCGCTACTCGAGAAGTTCCTAGAGCTGTGGGACTCTCGCTACTTCTCTCCCGACATCCTGACCGGTTGGAACATCGAGTTCTTCGACCTGCCGTACCTCGTCAATAGGATCACTCGCCTGTTCAGCGAGGACCAGGCCAAGCGCCTCTCTCCGTGGAAGTTGCTGGACACCAGGAACATCGAGGTCAAGGGCAGAGAGCAGCAGGTGTTCATACCGGCAGGCATCGCCGTGCTCGACTACATGCGACTCTACAAGAAGTTCAGCTTCAGCAATCAGGAGTCCTACGCACTCAACTACATCGCTGAGAAGGACCTAGGCGAGAAGAAGCTCGACTACTCCGAGTACGGCAGCCTCGACGAGCTCTACAAGAAGAACTTTCAGAAGTTCATGGAGTACAACATCCACGACGTGAACCTCGTAGCCAGGCTCGAGGACAAGCATCGCTTCATCGAGCAGGTCATGGCCATCGCCTATGACGCGAAGGTCAACTTCGAGGACTGCTTCACCACGGTGAAGATGTGGGACACCATCATCCACAACTACCTGCTGGAGCAGAAGATCGTGGTGCCACACTTCGAGACTTCCAAGACCTACTTCGACATCATCGGCGGGTACGTCAAGGAGCCTAAGCCAGGCATGTACGACTGGGTAGTATCCTTCGACCTCACGTCTCTGTATCCTCACCTCATCATGCAGTACAACATCTCGCCTGAGACGTATCACGGCAAGGTGCCGGATCCTTATGAAGACGATCGAGCTTCTACTGGCTACCTCTATGAGAAGTACGCCGACTACATGAGGACTAATAACGTCACTATCACGCCGAACGGGTGCATCTACTCTCGTGAGAAGCAGGGGTTCTTGCCCGCTCTCATGGAGAAGATGTTCGACGATCGAGCTAGGTACAAGAAGCTCATGCTCGATGCCAAGAAGAAGTTCGAGGAGACGAAGGATCCTGAGTGGGGTAAGAAGATCTCAGCCTATCACAACCTCCAGCTGGCCAAGAAGATCCAACTCAACTCGGCTTACGGCGCCTTGGGTAACATCTACTTCCGCTGGTTCTCGGCCGACAACGCCGAGGCCATCACTACGTCTGGTCGCCTCTCCATTCGGTGGGTGGAGAACAAGATGAACGACTTCCTAAATAGGTTGCTCAAGACCGAGGGAGACGACTATGTCATCGCGTGCGATACTGACTCGATGTATGTTAACTTTGATAAGCTGGTCCGTCACTCTTTTGGAGGCAAACCTGAACCTTCAAAGGCGAATAGAGTCGTCGAGTTCCTGGACACTGCCTGTACTACTAGAATTGAACCGTATATTGCTTCATGCTACGACGATCTCGCTGGAATTACTAATGCGTATCAACAAAAGATGCACATGAAGCGAGAAGCCATCGCCGACAAGGGCGTATGGACTGGTAAGAAGCACTACGTCATGCACGTCTACAACGAGGAGGGCGTGTCATACTCCACTCCTAAGATGAAGATGGTGGGCATCGAGGCAGTCAGGTCCTCGACTCCCAAGGTGTGCCGCGAGAGCATTAAGAAGGCCATTCAGATCTTGATGACCGAGGGCAGAGACTCCTTGATAGCATTCATCGACGAGTTCGAGAAGAAGTTCCGTCAGATGTCCTTCGAGGAGGTCGCCTTCCCTCGCGGTCTCAAGGGACTAGGAGACTACAGAGACAACTCGGCCGCCATCTACAAGAAGGGCACGCCGATACAGGTTCGAGGTGCTCTGCTCTACAATCATCACGTCAAGATGAAGAGCCTCGAGAACAAGTATCAGATGCTCGGCGATGGAGACAAGATCAAGTTCTGCTACTTGAAGAAGCCCAACCCGATCCATGAGAACGTCATATCCTGTCCTTCCGAGCTGCCCAAGGAGTTCGGCCTGGAGAGATACATAGACTACGACACTCAGTTCGAGAAGGCCTTCCTCGATCCAATCAAGTCCATCACGGACGTCTTGCGATGGGACTTAACCAACTCAGCTACTTTGGAGGACTTCTTTGGCGGCGTATGATTATGGTGGCGGATGCCCTTGTGGATTGTACTATGAGTGTCCTCCAGGATGTCGGAATTACATTCCTAAAAAGGAAAAACATAAAATGAGTAATAAGCCTAACACTGACATCGATGATAGCTTCGACTTCGGATTCTCTGCGGTCAATGAGAACGAACTCAGTTCCATGAAGGAGCTCGAGGCGAAGGCTCAATCGCTGGCTCAGCAGGCCGCTGCTAACGAGCAGTTAGGAGTCGCGGTCAACGAGAAGCTCAAGAAGATGTACAACATGATCGTACCTCTCCTCGACAATCTCGCCAAAGATCCTGATAAGGGCTACATCTACTGGCCAGATCGGCAGAAGAAGCTGGCTCAATTCAAGAAGAAGCTAAAGGACCTCATAGACACCTGATGAACTTCTTAAAAGTTGCTGGCACATATTCGCAGCTTCTAAAAAAGAAGTATACATCAAAGAAGAAACAGAATACTATACGTAGATACAAACCTTTCCAAGACATGAGGTACATGAATGTCATTGATTGACAGACTGATTAAGAACTCCACAATCGAAGAGACTTCCACTCTAGAAGACAGCAAGGTATACGGCAAGTCGGATATGATCCCGACTCCTGTGCCTATGATCAACGTGGCTCTCTCCGGTTCCATCGACGGCGGTCTCACACCAGGCTTGACTATCCTGGCCGGTCCGTCCAAGCACTTCAAGTCAGGCTTCTCTCTGTTGATGGCGTCTGCCTTCCTCAAGAAGTATCCTGAGGGTGTCATCCTCTTCTACGACTCGGAGTTCGGTACTCCTCAAGGCTACTTCGACACGTTCGGTATTCCCATCGAGCGCGTGGTTCATACTCCGATCACTGACGTAGAGCAACTCAAGCACGACGTGATGAAGCAGCTCAACTCACTCGGACGAGAAGACAAGGTATGCATCATCGTCGACTCCGTCGGTAACCTGGCCTCGAAGAAGGAAGTCGACGACGCCCTCGAGGGTAAGAGCGTGGCCGACATGTCTCGCGCCAAGGCTCTCAAGTCTCTCTTCCGCATGGTCACTCCACACCTGACGCTGAAGGACCTGCCCATGATCGTGGTCAATCATACGTACAAGGAGATGGCACTCTATCCTCGTGACATCGTCTCTGGTGGTACAGGCATCTACTACTCAGCCAACACCATCTGGATCCTCGGCCGTCAACAAGAGAAGGACAGCGACGGCATCACGGGCTACAACTTCGTGATCAACATAGAGAAGTCTCGCTTCGTTCGTGAGAAGAGCAAGATCCCGATCACGGTATCTTTCAACGGTGGCATCAAGAAGTGGAGCGGCCTGCTCGATCTCGCCCTCGAGGCGAAGGTCATCGCTAAGCCTAAGAACGGCTGGTATCAGCTCGTGGATCCTGACACCGGTGAGCTCATTGGTAACAACATGCGTCTCGCTGAAGTCGAGGATAACAAGGAGATGTGGATGATGCTCCTCAAGCAAGGCAAGCTGACCGAGTTCATCAAGAATAAGTACACGCTGACCAGTGACTCGCCTATCATGGAAGACTCCTCCGTCGAATAATCTCTTACTACCAATCAACAATCTCCAATCAAAAATCTATAGCCGCATTTTGATTGGAGATCTGTATGATCGAGCAGACGATTCTCTCGCACCTCGCGTACAACGAAGAGTACTCTAGAAAAGTCTTACCGTTCCTGAAAGAAGAGTACTTCGTAGATCCGTCTCATAAGATCACGTTCAAGTTAGTCGACTCCTACATCAATAAGTACAATGGTCTCCCTTCTAAGGAGGCTATCCTCATTGAACTAGGCAACGCTTCGGGTCTCAATGAGATAGGCTTCAAGGCGGCTAAGGAAGTCGTCGAGAGTCTGACTCGAGACGAGACTGGAATGGACTGGCTGATCGACACGACCGAGAAGTTCTGTCAGGACAAGGCTC